TCCTCGCATAGCAATCTGGCGAGTAATGACCAGGACGTCCACACCGATAACAAGCACCAGATGGTTTACTCTTCTTTTTTGTATCATTCGTCTTTTTACAAGAGCGTTCATGTACCCTACATCCATACTCTGTATCAAATGTGCGTTCACAGTACTCACACTCGTATTCGACTGGTGCGCTTTTCTTACACGCTCGCTCATGTACACCACATCCATAGGCTGTGTCAAATGAACGAGTACAGTAGTTACATCCAAACATTGTTACTTCTTTTTCTACGGCTTTCGTCTTTTTCTGGGGCGCTACATTTGCGCACTTGTTGCCGAAATGTCCCGCAAGATTACATTTATAACATGTATCTACTGTGCCGCCAAATTCACGCTGTAGTACTGAAACACAATCATCAGGAAGAATAACTTGTGCATACGACCCGCCACGAACGTGTTCAATACCAAATTTCATCATGTATTCCTTTGTTATGTTGTTCTCATCGTGAGCAGAAGACATCGGCTTTACTTCAAGCATCTTCACTGGCTTGTATTTGTTTGTCCATGCTGACCCTTTTCCAGACTTATGTTCCTCAAATCGGCGCATAACATCTGTCGTTTTCCCTATATAGTACTTCCCACTCTCACATTGGAGTACATAGATTTGCTGGGCCATTAAACGAAGGCTAAGGGTTTACCATAATATTCATTTTTTGTAAAAATTGATTACTGTAAATTGTTTTTTGAATACAATAGGATGTCTATAACCTTCTTTGAGTGGGAGGGAAACGGGCAATTAGCCATTCCAGGAATTAAGTCACACATAGATAACTATGGCAGAGGATATATAAATGGTGTATCAGTTGATACAGGGGTATCCTATGATGAACTTCTTCCTCCATCATGTATTAAATTAGTACAATCGCTTGTTGAGAAACATGGTAAAAACCCAAAGAACTGTACTATGCAGCCTAATCGTCAATATAACGAAGGATATACGATTGATAAGTCCTTCTTTATGGGTCTTGCTGAAATACAGACTGTGGCTAAGGAAATAAAGAGTCTAAAACAAGAAAATCAAAGAGATAAGCGGACGGTTTGCTCGCACGGCTTTATAAGTGGATATTGTGATGAGCCTACTTGCGAAAAGTATGTTTTGTCAGATATCGATAAACTAAAATCAGAAATAAAGAGCTTAAGAGCCGCCTACGATCAGGATAAGAAACTACAACAGAAAGAAATACAGAATCTACTTAAAAGAAACGCTGAACTGGAGGCTGAAGTCACCTACTACAAGTCCCTACCACCTAGCCTTATGGAATCCCTAGGATACACCAAGGTCAAAAATTGAACTGCACGCTGTTTTTTCAACCGTAAGATACCTTTTCAATATGTCGCAACCTTTCGTAAAGATAGATGGACGCCAGCTCCAACTCAAGGCGAACCTTAACTTCTCTGCGCTCGGCGCAGTGAAGGTTGTAAGCATCCTTGGGAAGGCACGCATGGGTAAGTCCTCGTTCCTAAACTGTATTGCGTCCCATCTATTAAAGACCAATAAGAAGATCTTTTCCTCCCTTGGTGGTTTCGACCATATCACCAAGGGTATTGACTATTATCATATGCCTGATCAGAATCTGCTTCTCCTAGACAGCCAGGGCCTCGCCTACGAGGACTGCAGCCATGACCCTATGCTTCTGCTCTTCGTGTATCTCGTAAGTGACGTCATTGTCTTTAACGAGCGCATGATGCTCCAGAATGAGGCGCTGAAGTTGTTGGAGCCAGTCTGTGCGTTCCTGAACGTTATTGATATTGAGGATATCGTGAAGCCTACACTGTTCTTTCGCATCAGCGATGGTGATATGCTGGGTTCAGAACCACAGAAGAATTTGGACAAGGTGCTCGCTGAATACCAGGACCAGTACCAGTCTATCCGTAATAGTATTCGGCATCTCTTTCACGACCCCATCGGTATTGTGAAGACGAACCAACTTGATAAGGCCGCGAAGGCCTACATTGACGCAGGCACATTTAAGCCGCTTTTGGCCGATACCGAGAATGGATTTGGAGATGCAATTGATGCTATTCTGTCAGCGTGCCGCCGCACTGAAAAGAATAAGAATATTACCAATCTGCCACATATCATTGACCAGATTAACAATAAGGAGAAGATTGATATCTCTAAGTTGGACGTTGTGTACCTTCAGCACGACAAGACGATTAGCACTTGGCTCCAAGAAATCCCTAAGGAGAACTACTATCCTATTTCGGTGACAGGTACTCAGAAGAGTTTTGACGAGCAGGTTGTGCCTCGACAGAATACTAAGAAGGCGCTGCTTACAGCCTTTACAAAGAAGTTCAAGACGGTATCGGATGAGATTAAGAGTGCGTATTACCAGAAGTTCAACCAGGACCTAACAACGCCCATTGAACTCGCAAAGGCTAGTTCTGAGAGAGCGGCCGAGGAGCGTATTCAATCGAAGAAGGACGCAGCATTCAAGGATAGGGCTTTTGAGCGCATTTCCAATTATAGTTCGTCTTTAACAGCTACAGCAACTGAAGGTTTTATTCTTCAGTATCTACGCCCTTTCAGCGAACTTGAAACCGCTTGCCAAGATGTGTATGAGCCTGTGAAGCAGAAGTATACTGATATGTGTAAGGCTGTCTATAGTTCATTTATTGTGGCTTTGAATACGGCTAAGGATGAGGAAGCAAAGGATTTAGTAAAGATGAATGAGTATATAAGCTATATTCTACGGACGTTTGTTGAAGTTGCGACTAAGGACATTCAGTCTCTAACGACCGATTGTGGTACTAAGCCTAATTCGCATATTCTTGACGTCCTACATAATAAGACTGTGCTTAAGGTTAAGTTGGATATGCAGAACCTGTGTAAAGATCATGAAGTAACGGGTGAAATGAAGAATGGCGTAGGCACTTTCAGGCATGCGCGGGATGGAAAGCGCGACTACTCATGGGTTGGTAAGCATATTGAGAGTTACGACCTTACTAAGGCGCCCTTTGCGCTGTTTCTCGACGGGCTTGCGCTACGTGAGAGGCAACTGGATGAAATCGTTACTGCGCATAAGAAGAAGTTTCTATTTGGTAAGATTTGGGTGAATGGTCGCCATGGTTTCTCTGCTGGCAAGGACTTGGTCATTTCTCTAAATCCGCAAATCAAGTTCGTGGCAAATGAACTCGTAAATATGACTATGTGTTATACGAGAGACTATTTAATGACTGAAGAGACGTATAACGCTCTCTATAAGCCTATTATTGTATCCGCAACTGAAAAACTAGTAGAAAAGGGTGTTGTGAAGATGGATAATATGCGTTCACATAATGTCGAAGAAGCAAATCTAGAAAAGAAAACTGTAGTATGCGAGGGACTGAATGATCAGCGATATGAAGCGAATGTGCTGGAACTGTTGGAGCGCCAGGTAAAAAAGTTGTACTGTAAGGAGATTGTGAAGGGTACGCAGTTTGGCGAGGAACTTTCGTTTTAGATAATGATAGTTAACTTTGATGAGGCTAGAAAGCCTGTATTTTTTACGGCCGTATCGCGTAGGTCAACCTCAGTTAGATTGGGTAGGTCCTTGAGTGCTGCAATGTTCACGAGATTTGTACAGCCTTGGAAAGACACCTTCTGTAGGTTCTTGAGGTTGGAAATCCAAGAGATGTCTGTGATCAGCGGATGGTTATCCTTTGCTGAATACGTCCATACATTTTGACCATTTACAGGATTCGTCTTTTGAGTACTGCGACTGTTTGCTAAAACTCTTATATTAGTAAGACCCTTAAGATTGCCAATCATAGAATAATCCTGTAGATCTGGTGCTCCACAAATAGTTAAATCCCTTAGTTTCTTACAATACTTCAGATTATGTACTGAAGTAATATTGTTAAATACAATTGCTTTCTCATTCAAGTTCTCCGGTAGCGACCATCGAGTACTTTGCGGTTGGTTTTGGTTGGGATGATAATATGGCACAAGTGGATTGAACTCTCCCCAACTATGCTCATGCTGATGATAAAACCCAGGATGAAAGGAACTAAATCTGCGTCCATCAGGTAGCATAGCCCAGTTCCTAACAAGTATCAAATTCTCCACGTCCACAGGTATCGCGTAATCGCACCCAGGTAGAGTAATCGTATCACCACAGCGCTCCTCCAACTCCTGTACGCGCTCAGAAAGTTCCTTACAAAGCGTTAGTGCCGTTTCCATCTTCTTCAACCGTGCAAGCAGACCCTCAATATCCGCTGACGCTTTCTCCCTCTTCACTGCTGGCACCTGGAAATTCAGAGTAAGCGGCTTCGGTAGAAGTTCATGCGTGAATGCTAGCGTGAAGTTTACCTCAGTAGTTGTATCTTTAATTGCTGCTGAAGCAATCGTAGCCGCTACAACCTTCCCTACAAACTCCAAACCGCCTAGAACAATTACCTCAGCGAAATCTCTGTCGTAAAATGTACGCTCATAGAGCCTCTTTGTATCGCGATGCTCAATCCGAAGGATCATATCCGTCGGATTGAGTGTCAAACGCACGTCATAGCTTCCGCAAGTAAATTCCATTGTATCCTGTGATTTCGTACAGTAAAAAATAATGTACTATTCAATTTTTTTAAGCCTTCTTATACAGCGCCATGACCAGCTGAGTTAGCATAACAGGCCAGGCCTCCTTGTCTTCGCCGACCTGTTCAACAATCTTCTCAAATGTAGTCGTCTGGTCTTCGTTGATAGATAGTTTAGGAGCCTGGAGTTGCGCACGAAGGTCAGCAATCTCTGCCCTCAGCTCATTAAGCTCGATGTGGACACGACTTGCACCGCTCAGCCTTGACCGATGCTAGCTGGTCCTTGAGATCCGCAATCGTGTCCTCAAGGATCTCTTGCTTCGTCCTGTTGCGCAGACGCTCGACCTCGGCTGCAATTGCCTGCTCCTTCGCGAGGGCCGCCTTCTTGGCCTCCGCCTCTAGTACCGCCTTCTCCGCTAGACGGCGAATCTGCTCCTCCTGTACCCGCATACGCACCTGCTCCTCGAGTACATGCGTCTGGATAACTTCCTCCTTGGCCTTCTCCTGCTTCATAGCCGCCAGGGCCGCCTTCCTTGCTGTGGCCTCCTCCTCCTCGAACCGCTTCTTCGCTGCCGCACGGATAGCCGCATCCGTCGTCATCGTGGGCTGCGTCTCCTCTACAGTAACAGCGCCTGAAGTATTAACATTGACAGTAACAGTTGACATTTTATTGATACGTTTCGGCGTTATCGCGCCATTGGGTTTCAATTTTTATCTCATACGCTGCTTCCTCCTAATACCCTTGCGCGTCTTTCTGCGCCCACCGAACCGCGATACTGTAGTATCATTATTATGCTGATTTTTTGGCCTATAGTCCAATTCTAAATCGTCGTCCTTCAATCCTTTTTCGCAAAATGCCTTAATCTCAGCATCATCTGACTTTTTAAGGACTAGTCTAAATATCCTGACTGAAGGATAGGTTCGTAAATAGTTCAAAACACGCTCTTTCGGAAGTAAATTAAATTCATCATTTGTCATTATTGAGATAATGCCCCTATTTAGTTCAGCAAGATGCAAGACCCAAGATGGCTCTATTTCTGAGCAAGCGTCGTCTCCTAGAAAGTGTAGGTTTGAAAATAGAGTGACTACATTTTCAGGGAAAAGATTGGGTAGCTCTGGTTCCATATTGTATGCGGTGTATGTATTTTGCCACTCCGTTGGGTTCTCTTCTCCTGATGCCATAAGACCTAAAATAATGTTTTTCAGAGGACAAGGCCAAGCAGACCGATACTTGGATTGATAGAGCAGATAGTGAAAAAACGTCTTCATATCTCTTGACGGACGCTTACAGTGCTCCATTATCTTTCGCAAATAACCATATCTGGGTTCAATCGATGCGCCTCCGTACGTTAAACAACTTGTGCCGAAATCGATTAAACGGAGTTTACCATCTCTCGTAAACATGATGTTATCGGGCTTCAAATCTCTATGGTTGAACTTGAGTTTGTCCCATAAGTCTCCTAGTATCTTCGCGAGTTCAACAATTATATACGTTAAAATCCGAGCACTGCTATCATACTTAAGAACCGATTTGATATCTCTCTCTAGCCGTTCTGATATCAAATAGCAGTTCTCTTCGTCCCTTGCCATATAAATAAAAGTGGGCGCATACGGTCCTGCATTCGCCACGATAATGTGCATTAGCGCTTCTTGAACAATCCCTTCAATGCCAAATTCTTTTGTTGGAATTATTTTTACAACCGCCGGCATGGACGCACCGTCCACTGCGAATGTAGTTCCTGAAGTTCCTTGTCCTAGCTCGTTTAAAATCGTAAGGTCAAATACCTGTTTACCGGTTTTATCGGTTAAAACGAGTTTCTGTCCTTGTTTCTTAGCTTTCGCAACTTGAACATCTTCGGGTATTCTTTCTGAAGGCTTAAAAGTATGGAAAATCCCATACGGATCTAAGTCAATCGCTGACATCCCTATTTATCTGAAACAAATTTTTGATTACCGGCGACTACGTGTTGAACGCCGGTTACGACGGTTACGGCGTGTCCTTCTTCCACCATACGCATTGAATTGCCCACTGTTATTGGACGCCCCCTTCTTAAAGTCTTCCCATGCAGCTGCACGCTTCGCTATAGCTGCTTTAGCATTGGCATTTGCAGCAGCCTGAGGCGAAGGCATCATAATTTCAACAATATGGTTTATTAAAGTCGGAGCTGGCCAGTCCTCGTCCGTTTCCTTCGTTGAAAATAATTCCATAAGAATTTTATCCTG